ATGCTGGAAACACCAAGGTTGATATTACGACAGTGGGAAGCTAAAGACCGAGCCCCTTTTGCTGCACTCAATGCCGATTCTGACGTGATGCGCTTTTTCCCGACACCGCTACAGAAGGCTGAAAGCGATAACCTGGTCGATAGGTTTAGTGAAGGTATTGCAGCGCGCGGCTGGGGATTTTGGGCCGTAGAGTTAAAAGAAACACACCAGTTTGTGGGCTGTGTGGGGTTGCATCCACAACCTGATAAATTTCATTTTTCACCCTGTACTGAAATAGGCTGGCGTCTTGCTAAAGCATACTGGCACCAGGGAGTGGCATTGGAAGCCGCCGAAGCATGCCTGACGTTTGCTTTCGAAGAGCTGGCGTTAAGTGAGGTGGTTTCATTCACTTCAGTGCTGAACACACCGTCAGAGAAACTGATGATACGACTTGGTATGAATAAAGCAGAAGAGTTTGTTCATCCCGCGTTGCCGTCAGCTCATCGGTTAGCACAACATGTCCTGTATCGTCTTTGTCGATAATTAACCAGTTTATTAGTGCAGATACCTGTTAGTCTTTAAAAGCATGTGTGTTGATCGATGTATTTACCCACCTCAATGACGTTATTCGTTTTAGGATCGATATTAAGCACCACATAACGCATTTGCGGACAAAACATCTCTGCGCTCTTCTTGCTGCACTCAGTTTGCAGCCATCGATGTTCACCATCGTCAGTTACAACCGTATTCAGGTTACTATATTCGCTGCATTCAAAACCTTTTTCGGTTGCTCTTTTTCTTGCGGCATCCTGACTCAGACCAACAACATTCAAACTGTCGACCTCTTTGGCATGTGCGCTGTCGGAAACGCGTGTCAATATGCAACCCGTTAGCGTACAGGTAAAGAGTAGTAAGCACACAAAGCGCAGGATGATCTTGTCGTTTTTGTTAGGCATTGTCTGATGATTTAAATTGTGCGTTCTGAAGCATAGCATCATTCAGCACAAGTTAGTGTTAATCAGGCCACTGCGGCCACTATGTCATCGATATTCGTGCCTTTATTGCGTAAGTGAAAGGCTGGTCTATGCTAAAACGATGCTCCGTCTTGCTTTGGCTTTTTGAATAATAACGAGAATTCTCATATTTCCGGTGGTGAATATGAACAGGATTACGCTCGCTTTTTTAACGTGTTTTCTCTCATCTTTGGTTTTTAACGCAAATGCAGCGGAACCTCGTCAGGAGCCGAACGAGAAAGAACGTGCCCGCACGGTCTATATATTCCACCAACCGATTGTCATGTTACAGGCAAAATTTGGCCTTACTACACCGGAAGAGCGGGTGCTACGCATCCGCAATACATTACGCAATTTCACCGAAGCCGATGTGCGTGAGCCTCTACAAATCGAGTCAGTCACCCGCTATAACCAGTCGGGAAGGCTTATCGTAATGAATCACAAGCCGGTGCTGTTGCTGACTGCAGGCGATCTTGATGAGGGTGATGATCTGACACTCGATCAGGCAGCGCAGCGCGTGTTGGCACGCATGGAACAGCAGCGTTCGGCATTGAATGAGCAGTATAATAGTGCCTGGCTGGCGCTTTCGGTGGTGAAAACAGTAGCAGGACTGACTGGATTGATACTGTTTTGGTACGGTTCATACCGTTCCTGGCGCTGGGTAAAACGTGTTTATCGCCGGCGTATTTTTGAGAATCGAAGCTGGATCCCTCCGCGGTGGCGTAGGCTTGTCGGTGCTATCGAAACACGCCTGTTTGCAGCATTGATGATCCTCTTGGGTATCGTCTCACTGTATGTCTGGCTCAGCTGGACCTTTAGTCTGTTTCCCTGGACGCGCGTTTGGGGAGAGTCATTGGGTGATTGGTTTGTTCGAGTGGTGCGCGATATAGCATTGTCGATTGTCTCGGCTCTTCCTGGGTTAATGATCGTGCTAATCATTTTCGTTATCACCGTAGTAATATTGAAACTACTTAAAGCTGTGCTCAACCAAGTAGAAGCGGGGCGTTTACAATTGCCGGGGATCCATCCAGATACAGTCGGCGCGACCCGTAAGCTGATTTCGGTGGTAGTTTGGCTCTTTGCGTTATCAGCTGCCTATCCGTTTTTACCTGGGGCCAATTCACTTGCGTTTAAAGGCATTAGTGTTTTCTTTGGTCTGATGCTCACGCTTGGTTCGGCCGGGGTGATGAATCATGCGATGAGCGGGTTGGTTTTGATCTACTCACGAGCGCTACGTAAAGGAGATATGATTCGGGTGGCCGATAACGAAGGTTTGGTCAGTGAAATTGGCATGCTTGCGACTAAAATCATCACCCGTGAAAACTATGTAGTCACGGTGCCAAATGCAGTTGTCGTCAGCGGGAAAATTACTAATCTAAGTGCGCAAAGCGCAAACGGCGGCGTCAACCTGACAATTGGCGTCACCATTGGCTATGACACACCGTGGCGGCAAGTGCACGCAATGTTGGAGTTAGCGGCCAAACGGGCGAAAGGAATCGATCTTTCTCAGCCGCCGTTGGTGCGTCAGTTGAGTCTGATGGACTGGTACATTGCATATGAACTGCAGGTATGTTTACTGCCGGAGGTGCCGCTGGCTGATGCGCGTAACGAACTGCACAGTAATATTCAGGACGTCTTCAATGAGTTCAATGTACAGATCATGTCTCCAAACTTTGTGCTGCAACCTGAGAGCAGCGTGATGGTGGCCAAAGAGGACTGGTACACAGCACCTGCAGCGCCGCCTGAAAGCGGGAAGTAATTAAAATTAATGATCCTGTTACTTCAACACCATATGTAACCAGCACAAGAAGGATAAGGATGACCAAAGTATCTTAGATTCTGCCTCATTCCACGTAAGTGCGCATAATGTATATTATGTTAAATGGCGTGGCGTAACGCGTAAGTCGCTTGTAATCTACGTTAAAACAGAGAAAGCCTTCTCTTCCATGCCTTTCATCGTATATGTAGTTCACTTCTAATGCAACTACAAACAAGCGACCAACATCACAGCCCCGCCCTTTTCATTTCATCACCCCTTTTATCAATCACATACGGGCATTAATTGATCCGTTTCGATCACTCAACAGATCTCGTTACGGCTTCATAGGTGCGCTCGCAGACACTCCCGGCGCTTGCGGCTGCATCAGCATACTTAGCGATTTCTCCCGCGCGGCGGTCAGATTCTTCGTACAGGTCGGCAAGCAAACTTGCGGTTTCGGCGGCTGTCTGCCTTCTGGCGGCATCTGCGGAAATGCGGCCTGTTTCACTGGCTGCGAGTTCACGCCTGATATTGGCAATTGCTCCGCGCAACTTGTCAGCAGCATCGTTAGCAGCAACGGCATCAGCCTGAGCTTTTTGTTTTTCCTTTTCAGCATTATTGACGATTTCCTGTGTTTCTTTTTGACGGCGCAATTCTTCATTACGCTGTTCCTTTTCCAGTTTAAGTTGCGCGGTTCTGTCAGCTTCATCGCGCTTTGACCATTCAATCTGCCAGTCTTTGCGCTCCGCTTGTTTTCCAGCGTCATAAGCCTGCTGGTGAATTACATAACCTGTACCGCATAAAACTGACGCAACCAAAAAACCAGTTAAAAGCGTGTATCTGGTTTTCATTTGTCCAAACCCCAGCACGTTAATTCAGATTCCTGGTCTCGCCGGATAACCTGACCGTAACAATTATTCTCACGGATGCGGCAATCACGCCCAGCATCATGCACCCAGCGTTTTATTTCTGCGCATGCCCCGAATCTGTCCCCGGCATTTAGCTTTCTGTAAAACGTTGATGAGAAACATTTACCAGGACCAATATTCCACGGACAAAATGATGCAATGCCAACTTTCTGAGGTTCGCTTAGTGGCACATGGACATTTTTATCAACCCATGCCAGCGCTTTAGCCTGTTCAGCTTTATCTATCTTGTCGCACTGTTCACGCGTTAATTTCATGCCTTGGATTACCGGCTTTCCATTAACGTAAGTCACACCGCCGCAAATAGTCCAGATTCCCCGGCTTTTATCCTGATACGCCGTCAGGCTTGTACCTTCTTTTTCACTCTGAAATTGCGCCATCATCACAGGAGCGCTTGCTCCGGCTGCAATAAGTGCCAGCATTACCGTGCTTAGTTTGCTTTTATTCACAATTAATATCTCTGGCTGTTGAACGTATAAACTTTTTATGCTCGTAATACCAGTTGACAAAAAAAGTCCCTATCGTGCAGAAAATACCCGTTAATACCGCCCATTCATTTAGAGATAACATTGCCATTGCGACTGTAATCACTCCTACGCGGTATTTAATCCAGTCCCAAAACTTAAATGCACCAAATACCAGAGCCATAAACAAAACAGCTACAACGGCTAGTTTTCCAGATGGCAATGCCGCCTTTATTTGTCTAAGAATCCTCACTTAATCACTCTCCGTTTCGTCATAAAAGAAAAGGCCAAAACTGCCAGCAAAAGCATGCACATCGCCAAAAGGCTCATTAGGACGTAAACGCGCAATACCGACCGCGCCAGCCCCGGCATAACCTGGTATTTTCCCGCTAAGCCTGTGCCAGACACCCGGACGCAAGCAAATTTGTGACAGTGTAACCGTCCTGTCAGCGTCAGATATTTCCAGCCACCATAGTTTTGTTGTGGTCGCATAGAACAATCGCATGTTCAAAACTGTGCCATTCAGAGAGGATGTAAATTCCTGGTCTGCTATGGATGGGATTACGTTGATTTCGTAGTAAGCAGGGTGCATTTAAGAGCCTCCCAGCATGCGGCGCATCTTCTCAAGCGCGAAAACTTTTTGAGGTTCCTTTTTGGCATCAACAGGCGCGGCGCTTTTCTTACCTGCGGCAACTGTCCCCTTCCCTGCCGGATTGGAAGTTTTTGATTGTGCTGATTTATTGCGCGAGCGCTGGAATGTTACCGTTTCGACTTTTTGCGCGGTCAGTTTGATGGTGTAGCAATTTTTCTTAGGTACGGCTTCGATGTTTAGCGATTGGATAACGCTTTGAGGCATCGCCATAAACGATGTGTAAACTGATACAAACTCTTTTAACTCATAAGCCGCCATGATTTGCTGAGCCTGATTCATCGCCCAAATCATGTTTTGCGTTGTATAAAGTAGCCCGTATGTATGAGGGAAATCAGCACCAGTAATGATGCCTTCAAAAGATACAACCTTTGGATCGTCTACCGTGCCGTCAGAGATTTTATAACCTGTTTCGACTTTCCCCTGTGCTATGGTGCGTTTCGCTTCAAACCCTTCTCTGGTCTTTAGCCTTAGTGACACTGTAACGCCAGATTCAAACACCATAACTGCGCGTTGGTCACGTGGTGCTGAAATTGCACCCTCCATACCGTCAGCCATGAAAACCCCATAAAAAAATCCCCTACGTGGAGGGGATTTTCACACCTTATTGGCGCGGGTAACATGGCGTTACCGCTGGCGATTACTCTGCTTTTTTTGTCTCTGTTGCTTCACAGATTCTGCGTAGGTACTCATTATTTTTGAAGCTAACCATAATTAATTCAAACGCAATGCGTACCAAAACCAGAGTTACCACCATCGTAACTAAACTTTCCAACGTCCATAACCATGTACCAGTTATGATAACAAGCAAACTTAGAATCCAATAAGATATAGCAATTAATCTTGGAGTGATTAATAAGTTAAATGTTGCAAAGTTCTTAAACTCATTGTCGTTCATCTTTTATCCCGCTGCTCATATTGCTCCTGATGATTCAGCCCAGTTTACACCACTAACTGCCTGTGTCGTACTGGTTTTGCTCAAGCTATCTACGGCTACACCTACATCTTTAGCTTCTGGAACGCTAATATTATTTTCGTTTTTCACTTCATTATTAATAACAACTCCTCCTTTGGATGGCGGTGTCATTATTGAAACATCATGTTTATCGTTGCCACTAAACATATCTAAAAACTTCTCTATCCCATTTAGAGGGTTAAAATCATTCCCTTTTCCTTTTAAAAACTCCCCAGCATTAGGAAATAAATTTTGTGGTTTCCACAACCCCTTCCACAATTCCCCTTTATCTTGCTTTGACCAAATTGAACCGTCATTATTTACATTATCAGTTGCGCTATCTGATGCGCCGCTTATCGCTCTAAGCATTTTCATTATTGCGGGGTAGCGCTTCTCGAAGGCATCAAAACTACCGAATAAGCTATCAAAGATGGTTCCACCCTCACCATTCAACCAGGCTTTCCATTCAACAAAAGCCTCATAAACCAGCCACACAGCCGCGCCAATAGCGAGGAAAGGCCAAAGCGCCGCCATAACCGGAACTGCCAGCGCGGTAAATGCCGCACCAACAGCGCCAAGAATCCCAATGAGAATAGCTGTTTTACTTTCATCAGCCAGGGTAGACCAAAATTCAGCAACTTCTTTTTCGGCTTTTCTCGCCAGTGGAATTAAGGTATTTGCCGCCCAATCGGTAAATTTTTGCCACTCACCGCCGATGGTTGCCTGAGCTAAGAAGGCTTGCCAGTCATTTTTCATGACTGTCATTGTCTGTCCCCACGTCCAGCCCTGTTTCTTCAATAAATCTATGTTGCTCGCCGCCAGCTTTTCAAAGGCTTTAATCATGGTTTCTGAGGTCAGTTTCCCTTTTTCTGACATTTCCCGGAGTCCTTTAACGTCTGTGCCAAACGCCTCAGCTACTTTTGGTGCCATCGTCCCTATCGCTTCCATGAATGAGCGGAATTCATCGCCGCCGAAACGGTCTGATGAAAATGCCTGCCCCATCTGATAAAGCGCTGCATTGACTGCCTCAGCACTGCCACCGCCTAATTGCAACGCTCCAACAAGCCCCTGTGTTGCGGTTATTGTTCTTTCTTGCGACAACCCTAATTTTTGTGTCGCTGTTGCCATATTGGTATAGGTGGAGATAAACGCCCCGCTGTCGCTTCTAACGTCGCTTGCCGCCGCGTTAAGGGCAAAAAATGCCTCTTTTGCATCCCCTGTAGTCTGTGCCAGTCGTGCAATTTGTGCCTGTTGGCGCTGGATAGAATCAAGGCTATCAGCCAGAGCATTACCAGCGGCGACAATACCAGCCGTCAGCCCCGCGCCAGCCAGCATGCTATCAACACCAAATGGATTGCGTGTCGCTTTCTCTACACCCTCTGCAACAGGTTTCTTTTTCGCCTCCAGCGGTTCGCCGGAAAAACTTTTAGTTGAGGTATCGTATTTTAAGAATGGATTACTGGCATTTGGATCTGCCAGACCACCAGCGCGACCGGCTGTCCAGCCAGAGCTACCCGGCGTAGGTATATTTATGCCTCCACCACCAGACCGACCAGAAGAAAATCCAGAGTCTACTGGTGGAGGTAAAGTAGACCGACCAGCGCGAGGCGGCGGGAGATAACCGCCAAACTCATTATTATGCGGTAGACGATACAGATTATTGGCTGGGATACTGATTTTATCCGTCAGGCCGCTGGTTGTACCCTCTACGGCTGCACGTGCGACCTTCTGAGCCTCTTTTCTAACTGTATCGGCTAATGGCGTCCGGCTAACCAGATTTGCGCCTGTGGCGGCTATTGTCGCTACTGCTGCCGTTGTTGCTACAGATGGCGCACTGGCGGTACTGGCTGGCGCATATGGGCTGGCGGGTTTCAAGTTGTTAACGCGCTTAATGGCTGCGTCAAGCTGGTTTACTTTGGCAATTGCGCGCTCTATGGCTGCGTCAAAACTGTTTAATCCCTCCAGTTCGGGGATAACGTCAATTTTCGTTACGAGATCGGCTGACTGGTCTGTCATTTTTTCACCTTACTAAGCGCGTGTTGAACCGCGTTATCGAACTGGATAACGGCGGAGGCTCTCATAATGGAATCGAAGGAGGCGCGGCCTGACGCTACGGCGTCGTAGCTAATCAGGCCGCTTTCAATCACTCGCCAGATGACGAGCTCTGTGCGGATGGTTCGGTCAAGGTTTTCAGCAAGGCGTTGAACAGTTGCCGCATGGCTCCCTGCATTGTTGCCGCTGTGTCCAGTCCAATATTTTTTTTTAACCCTGCTGTTACCGGAAGAATGGACAATTTAAGGCACTCAAGCGCCACCAGATACACATCAGCAATGTTTGCTGCGGTGAAATTGGTGTTAACTGCGTCCCAAGAATCCAGAAATTCGCCGTTATCCACCAGTTGGGCGCGTGACTTTGAAAGCAGCGTAAACAGCAATTCGTCGTGGTCTTCGCGGTTTAGCATACCGAAGATTTTCGACGACATAGAAAGGATGCTTTCTACCTGGCTGATACCATGTTTCGCCAGAATTTCAGCTACACGCAAGTTGAAGTGAACAGCATCAAAGGCGCTCATACGGATGATGCAGTATTTTTGCCCGTTAATTTCTACGTGTTTGATTGAATCATCCATTGGTTAAATTCACCCCAAGAATCGTTGAATCAAGCTCGCCCGTCAGGAGTTTCCATTCCAGAGTTTGCGCTCCGACGCCGTTGTTTGCACCATCAGACGGCTGACGGGCAAACATCGCATAGCCCAGCCGGTGCACGGAAAGATTGCGCGTATTGGTTACGGTTACAGGGATGACGGCCTTTGTTTTTTGCATCAGCGCCAGCGCGGTATTTACCGGGGAATTACGTTGCGTGGTGAATGTTACTGAGCCTTCCTCGCTAGGATTCTCAATAAATGACCAGTCACCGCCGATGCCGGATGAAACAGTAATCTGGTCGTCCGGCACTTCAACGATGATATTGCTGTCTTTCGCCAGGCCAATTACCGGGACAACGCCTACAGTAATCAGCCAGTCTTTTGAGGACATATTGCCTAAATACATAATTAAATCCCGTAGGTCAGTGCGGAACCAACAGCATCTACATGCTTGATGGCGTAGCGAAGATAGAATCTGAATTTAACGGTCAGGTCGCCTTTGATGCGCTGGGTCGCGCTGACTTCTGCCATTGTTGGACGGATAACCTCATATCCACGGACATAATCACCGTTTTCATCGGTAAAGTTTTCCAGAATACCGCCAGCAGTCTGACCTGCTTTAAGCGAGCTTTCCATTTTGTTACAAACGACTTCATACCCCGGCATGTCGTGACCAACTTTGTTACGGTTCACAAAGAGCGTTGCGAGGTCTTTTTGCATGCGGTCAGCCTGCCAGTAAGCAAAGCGCACAACCTCAATCGACTCACCGTCACCACACGTACCCGGATAAGTTACCGTGATGCCGGAACCGTAATCCTCGAAGGTGTTACCGTTGAATGCCTTAATTTTCTGGTAATCGGTTTCGGTAAAGTCATCGGCTTGCACGGCGTTAAGCGTCTTAAGCGCCCATGTTTCTGAGCCCGGTTGCATAACCAGACAGCGACCAGCCAGAGCAGCATCAAGGAAGTTCTTTTCCCGTTTGGTGGATACGGCGAACGAACCTGCAATATTTTTTTCGCAGATATATTTGGTGATGTTGTCCGTCGCCCATGTTGGCGATGAATAGTCATCAATAAATACAGCCATTTTATCAATCTGCGATTCAGTCCAGTCAGCAATCACTTTCTGAATTGAAAGGTCGCGGGATGGGGTCATGAGCATGAAGAACTTATTGTACTGGTTCTTTATGGCTGCAATTGCCTGGCTGACTGCTGCCGACAGTACAACAGATGATTTGTGAACGACTTCCGCACCTTCCAGATAAACAATGCGCCCATCGACAAGAAACTGACCTGCCGCGCCAGAATCAGCAACGATATCAGTCGTTACCCCTGTGCTTCCTGACCATGCTGTGCCGTTAAATTTCGCATAACGATATTCATCGCCCTTTACATAGCCAATGGTCGCTTTTATGCCCGCTGGCGCACCAACAACCGGAACATCAGTCAATTTAATCATTGTCTTGCTGTAGGCTGCGGAAAAATCGCCTACAACGAGTGTGTCTGGTGATGGACTCTGCGAAAAATAAGCCTGAACCGCCAGCAGGTTATCACCACTCATGCCGTCAGAAATCGCATCATCAGCACTGGTGTAAACCCGGTACAGGTCTTTGAAATTTTCTACTTTTGCGCTTTCATAGGTCGAATACTTCAAACCAAAAAACGCCGCGCCCGGCGCAAGGATAATCCCCACACCGAAAACGCCATATTGGGCGGCTGTTGTTTGCCGTCCAATTTTCACACTAAAAAGCCTGCTTAAATTCGCCATTTATGCACCCTTGATATGGAACGTAACCTCGTTCGCTTTCACCGTTGCGCTATCAATCCAGCGCTCTTTTTTGTAGTGCTGGAAAACAAATTGCAGGGTTAATGTCACCTGTGCCATTTGCTGATAAACGAGGTTATCAATTAGAGGTGAGCTATTCTCGAAATCGCCTGAGCGGTCAATAGAACAGTTGTTATCAAACTGCCAGAATTCCCCCTCAGTTGAATCGACCTCATAAAGAAAGTTTTCGAGATATGCCTGAGCGTCGTCAGATGAGCGAATCGCAATAACTTGAGCGGCACAGTTATAGTGATACACCCTGTAGTCACCGTCCCACGTTTTGGCGAATGGCTGCGGCTCACGCGCTGACGAAAGTAAATGAATGGCGGTAAACGGGTCTTTAGGTTCTGGTAGCTTTTGCTGTGCGTATAGTGGTTTATCGCCTGTTAGCTCAAGAAATGCCTGGCGAAGCCGAACCATTGCAAGATAAGGTGCGCCACTTAATATCAATGGTGTAGCCTGAGCGTCAGTCTCTTTTAACGTCCCTTTGGGAAACTTAACGACATTTCCCACATCAAGACGGAAATTTGCCGGAATGGTAATGTTGTTGCCGTCACTATCATCCAGAATAACCGAAGTAATGAAAGATGGATCTCGCCCGTTATATGGAATGAATAAAATATCCTTGCTGTTTCCGTTGTCGTTAAAAGTCGCTTTCTCAGCATGGTAATCTGAATAATCGACCTCCCCCGAAACGGTCATTAATTTAACCGTATAGATACTCATTATTCCACCAGCGCTAATGCGTCTTTTTCTTTCATGCCAAATAACAAATATTCGTAGTGGCTAATGACGCCGTTCTGCCATTCCTGACGTTGTACCACCTCATAATATTTGCCAGCACAATGCACGATAGCGCCGTTATGTTCGCCTTCCTCGGTTACTGCTAAATCGGCTTCCCCTATAGCTTCCATATGGTCTTGAGGCTTACGAGACGCAAGATACGTCTTAAATGAGCTACCGCCGTCTACTGGTTGCATACTGAGGAATGCTGTTTTCTGTTCTGAATATGCCTGGCGAACCATGCCGCCCACAATTTCAATGGGGAGTGGTTGCCAGTATTGGATTAATCGTCTCATGAAAAAGCCCTGTAATTTACGGTCTGAATGAGTACCCCGCTGTGTATCAGCGGTTTAGTGCTCCCTTTCCGGGCGATGGTGATATCTGAGTTTGGTTTGTATAGTGCGGAGTCAGCTATAGTCTTGCGGGTAATCGACACGGCTTTAGCGCCGATTCTGGCTATAGCTTGCTGAGGTGTTATTCTTCCAAGCGCTACGTCACGTAAAATATCTCTGTACTCGTTTGACCTCATCCAGTCGGCTATGCGGTCTGATGCAAATCTCATAAACGGACGTTCGGGTATTAATTCCCAACCCATCGCGTTTTTAGTACCAAAGTTATTCCATGCTCCATAAAGCGCCACATCAACGCCGTTATTGGTTTTTCCCCGGTGAATACCAACAGTAAGTTTTACGCCCGCTAATCCCTTGATTCGCTGGCATAAAACCCGGTCAAAACCCTTTGTATCTAACGTTGCACCACCACGCATAGATCAAACTCCGAATTCATTTTTTAAAATCTGGAATATTCATCTGCGAAAGTGCGCTTTAACCAATTTTTCACTGTGGGCGCCAAGTCTGGCCAATCGCATTTATCAGGATAATATTCTGCTAATCGGCATGACCGATGAGAATACAACCACCAGACAATGAGCCTATAGCGTCTGAGAATTCCTCACCCCACGTTGTACCCTGCCAGCCCGCCTTTTGTGCTGACTCAGTAAAGGTCATCGCTACTTTCCCTTCACGGCGGCTTGCTACCCCGCGAACACTGGCGCTTATTCCCTCAACAGCTATCGGGGCGAGATTAGCGGCAACATACAGCGCTTTGAGGCGCTCTACGTCATAACCGTAATCTGCTGCGGCTCGAAGGTCGTAGAGCCGCTCACATTGAGAAGAAAGGGCGCTAATAGCGCCCTCATCAAGTGATAACCCCGGTAGCAGAATGGCAAGCCAATCGTTTACCGTCATGCTGTGCCCCTACTCGTCGTCGGATTCAACTACGCCATCGTGCTCTTTATTGAGCTTTTCGGCGTCTGCGGCTGAAACTTCTTTTAACCAACCTTCATCAAGAAACTGCTTAACACCTCCAATAGCCAGTGTCGCGCCGTCAACCGCTACCGCCTCAAGTGGCGCAATGGATATAGTGATAACAGTCCCTTCACTGTTTTTTGCACCGATATGAATCGGCGCTTGTGTGGTGTTGGTTAGAAACTTTTTCCCTTTCTCAGTCATGACTTAAACCACCTTAGAAGATTTAGCAGCAGCCAGCGGCGCACGGACGATTACGCCAGCGGAGCGCGACAGGCACGGAATAGACAGGTCAAGCCCACTACGTTGCACTGGCAACTGACGGAACAATACCGGGGTAGCCTGTGCAAAGTGGCGGCGGTTATTCGCCAGCGCAATACAAATACCGTCATCATCCAGATCGGAGTTTTTGCGGAAAGTCACTTCCGGGTAAGAAGTTCGCAGGAAGGACAGGACTGTGCCGAGTGTACCGCTAAGGCGTAGCCCCTGAATTCGCGCCCATGCCTTGGACGGCATATGGAACTCATTTACTTCGTAGATTTTGGTGGTGTTCACTGCAGCGATAATCGCTGAAACATCATCGCAAATTTTATCACCGTCAGCCGTCGCCCATGCACCGGCTACTGCTACCAGAGGAATATTCGGATGTTCGATAAAGCCGATAATCTGGTATTCCTTATTGCCACGCCACAACAGATTAGAAACTGTGCGCTCATGCGCTTCGCGGGTATTCAGCGCCAGCATGTTATCAAGCGGCGTACCTGACATTGCCGCTGCCATAACGTCGCTATAGGTATAGCCATAGCCGAGGCCAATATCGTACATCAGCGCGAAGTATTCCCGGCCTTTAGCGCTCATCATCGGCATATCAGTACCGAATGCCGCCATGATTTTTGCCATACCTTGTGCCGAGTACATGCGATACCCCGCCCACTTCGCCCCTTCGTTAATCCCTGGCTCCTGCTGGAACATGGTTAACGCTACGGGGGCGGGCATTTCTTCCATGTAAACATCCTTAGACATGGAAATCAGGTCGCGGGCAAAAATTAGCCCTTGCTCGTCGGTGTTAACTCCCTGCATTACGCCAGTTACCTGAGCTTCGGTAAAAAGCTGCGCCATTAACGTGGCTAAATAGTTCTCATTCATATTTCGGAGGTTCCCTGTTAGCTAACAGTAATTACAGCGGTATCAGTGAAACCACCGTCTTCAGTTCGTACTGTAATTGTCGCGGTCTGCCCGGTTGTAGCCCCTGCTTTAACAGTGACAAGGCCATTTGCGTCTACAGTTGCGATATTTGCATTACTGGTCTGATAAGTGACCGCTTTATTTGTTGCGCCCGATGGCGTAACGGTTGGGGTTAGCTGTTGAGTACCACCAGCCGCCTTTGATGCGGTTTTAGGTGAAACTGATACACCCGTTACAGGCGTTTCATGTGGAAAACCCACACTCAGCAATTCACCATCGACAACCATCACAATTGCTGTACCGCCGCGCTGAGTGTTTGATTCGAAGCGAAAGCGACTTTTATCGCCAGAATTGGCAACACCCCATTCCATATAGCCGGTAGTGACGTTTCGGCCTTTCGGGATTGCCAAATCACCCACTTTCGGGGATTCACCCGATTTTACCGCTACGCGGATCGGACCATTTTCAACGATACCAATCGGGCAATTGATAGTGACAACGCCGATACGGGTGTTACTGCCAAATCCCGGCATGGCTGGCATGTTGGAATGTGCAGTAACCGCAATGCCGATGGCATCAGTAACATCACCACCATCAGGTAATGCAACACAGGTCGAATCGTTACCTGACGTGAGTTTTACTGCATCACCGGGCGCGACTTCACCACCAGCGCGGCGGGAAGATACGCGAGCAGAGGAACGAAAAGACGGCAGGACAGCTAAATCACCGGGCAATCCCGCATCAAAATCACTTTTAATTGTGGTCTGCATTATTTTACGGCCTCTTTTTTGCCAAACATGCGGGACTGATAATCACTGTGCGCATCATTGCTTTTGCCTGCACCTGATTCATCGTTGTTGATGCGTGGATTACGCGGCTTTTGCTCAAACTTTTTGCCGCAAGCCACCAGCGCCATTGATAACGCAACATCAACCTGTTCATCGCTCCAGCTATCCATGTTTACTTCTGGATTTGCCTTACGGATGATGGCCTGCTTAACGAGACTGATATCGCCCAGGCTGTCGGTATTGATGTTCAGTCGTTTAGCCGTTTCTTTAAGCTGATGTTCCTGACGACCGTCAGTAACGCCGCGCTCGTAGGCTTCGTTGCTGGCTGAATCCATATTTACCAGGCGGTTGTTTGCTTTGAGCAAGTCGCCACGCGCCGTGCTAAGGTCGCTGGTGAGCGTTTTTTTATCCGCTTCCAGTTGTTCGATTTTGGCTAACGCTTCTTCTAATTCCATCGGTTCACCGTCCAGATTGAATGTTGCTGTCTTTACCCGTGGGTTGCGCACTATGCTCAGGTGGTTGTAGTTAATACCCTTCTGCACCGTGTCAAACTCTTGCCCGTCAGGGGCTCGTCCCGTTTGTTTGGGCTTTTCGTCACACTGGTAGCCAGCCGACGCCCCTCGTAATCTTTTGTCCTGCTGAATCAGGCGAATGGATCTCTCATCCTGAACCAGAGCGCGGGCTACCAATTCATCGCCCTGACGCATTACGGCAGTAACCACACCAGCACTGACAGCCCGGTAATTTTTTGACGTCACCAGACCATTACGAGGATGTGACACCGTAACAGGCTTGCCGATTAAGGTATTCATTGAGTCCTGGTTAAACAATTCATCGGCTGAGCGGTACTCTTTTGCCGTGAATGCATCACCGCGATTGCGGTCATAAACCAGTACGCCCGGACGGGCTATAGGGATATCAATCTGGAGATAACCTTCCGGGGTTATCTCCCATTGTTTTATTGCATCAACGTTAACCTGTGTTTCTTGCTGCAATTTCTTTCTCCGCTTTTTCAACATCTGACGCAGAGAACTGCCATTCGGGATAACAGCGGCAACCGTTCGGTTGCCCTGCATGTCCATCGCGGGGCGGTCTGGTCAGCGTGTAGGCCTCTCCTTCCCGCACAAAATGCAACTTTCGCTCGCGCTCGTCTAACATCCCCCGCCAGCGGTATATGTTCATGCCGCCCAGACGGGCGTTTGCTTCCTCCAGATTCCATGCCTGATTGCCAATCTCATTACGGGCAACGTTACGGGCTCGCCGGAAAGGTATCTCCATCTCATCAGCCAGTTTATTAGCGATGTAATCGACGCCGCGCCCCTCGCGTAATCCCTGCTGTACTGTGTTAATCCCGCGTTGAAGTGCTTCATCAGAAACATTCTCCATGCGTCCCATACTTTCGGCTAACCAGTCTGCGGTTTGCTGCAATAGCTTTTTATCGCCGTCATAAATATCGACCGCTATCAGGTCTGCCATGCTCTCATGCGGAATTGTTATACCCGGCGCAAGGTCAACATTTGCGGCGGCTTTAATGATGAGTCTGAAATCATCCAGAGCAGAATCGGCAAGTTGCGTGGTGGTGGTATTCATCGCTGGCAGTGACGGGATAACACTGGTTGTGCGTAGCGATTCAGATAATTTTGCTACCTGTTCGGAGATTGCCCCCGCCGTGTCTGGTGTGGCTGGCAAGCCTTTTTTCAGGTCAATCAGGCTTACGCCATCAACGCGGAAACGCTGATAATAGCTCTGCCAGTATTCATCGGTAAAACCAAAATTCCCGTTTACGATAGCGCTCTGTATTTCATCGGCGGTGCGGTTAATGATGCGAATATAGGTATCAGGCTTAGTGTTTGTTATTCTTGCGAAGTCTTTAGCCAGATTTATACCTGCCTGCCTTCTGACTTCACTGACGATATACGCCGGAACCGCGCCAAACTCCCCGTCTTTTAATAACGCTGGTATTGCTTTTAGGAAAATGGACGCATCAGGCAATAGCTCCTGAGTTACAGACCGTATAAGCCTTTCTTGTTGCTCTCGCGTCATGCGGGAATAGTTTTTACCCGCTCGCTGCTTGATGTAAACGCGCACTTTTTTAACCGTTGCAGCGGCGATAAAATCTCCCAGCACATCATCAACGGATACATCTTTACCATCAGCCGCATCAGTATTAAGAAGTGCGCCGGATTTACCGATTGCCCGGTAAGTCTTTAAACAGGCTTCGCGAACCCATTTACAAAAAAGCCGGGTGTTATCACCCAGCTTTTGCGCGTAAACCAGTTCTATAGCCAGTGGATAACCAGCGTCATAACGTGGTTCACTTTTCGGCATTATTGGCCTCACTATTGCTGGTTTCGGTATCGTTCTGGTTCAAATCCTTGTCATTCTGGTCATCAATAGTGCCTGTTGCTGGTGCTGCCTCAGTCAGGAGTGTTACGGCGGCGGTTTCCTTCGCTGTTGCCCTGGCTTCTTCGCTGGTGATGGCTCTCATGCCGTAATAAATCTGCGCCGTTTCCGCTACCTTCTTGTCCCTGTCTACCTCGCGGTCAATCTGCCCCTGAGATTTGTTAGGAATAAAGTCAGCTTTTACGCCCAAATAACGCAACGTCAGCTTTTTAAGTGCCGGGATAATGTCATTGGTGGTGATGTGAGAAACAAGGTTTTGCCATTGCGCATCAGCGCTGGTATCGCTGTTAGATAGTCCTGACCGCCGTTCAGCCAGCATTGATACCGGGAAACCTGTTTCAGCGCACACCAGCTTGATAGCCATATCAACAAGGTCAGCGGTTCCCGTCATACTGGACTGTAAGCGGGTAATTTCTTCATCTTTATCAATTGCCACCATGTCATTTAAATGCCTGGTAGCTGCGATGCCAGCCAGACGACGCGCCGCCATAGCTTCGCCCTTCGCCGACTTTAAATCTTCTGCAAGTTCATCTTTTTTATAAATATCCTGTACTGACAGCGACAAAATACTGATGATTAACTCATGAGACAGGCCAAGACGTTGTAACGATGCATAAGGTTTGCAGAGAACCGGCTCGCCAAATTCGACGCCAGCACTACCGTAAATCGGCTGGTATTCTGGATCGCCAAACAGGAGTGAATCATCTTGCTCAATAAAGACTTCGCCACCAATCGGGCTTTTAAGCTGAATACGCCAGCCTTCCGGCAGACCGAAAAGCGGATCGTTATAATCAGAAAACCAGTCATTTGACGGTGTAATCCAGTTTGCGCCGTGGCTTCTAACCCAATCATCCCCCATGACCAGTACCGACCAGCCCTGATGACGTTTAAGCACAGTGGCGCGTTCGACGCTTTGCCAGATACGCATATCATCAAACAGTTGCTTTATTTTTTTATCATCTTCCGGTCTATCGGTGATGATATCGAACCCGTTAAGCATCGCTGCAGCAACCGGTTCGCTGATGATGCGCCAGCCTATCCCGGATGTTTCGCCAGCCAGAGCCGCTACCAGCGGAATTTTGCCCTCTGCGGCTCTGGCCTTCATTCGGTTTGCCGTTGGTGAGCCCATCCCGGCAGCACCCTTAACACCATGCGACACGCTTTCCATCATGGTCACGTAGCTGTCAATGTTATAGCTGGCAGGCTGTAAGCCCTCTTTTGTTAAAATCCCCTCAGTGGGTATTAAGCTGGTTTTGTTCGTCATTCGATAATTCCTGATTTCATGCGTACCAGATGCGGGAATATGGCGTCGGCGTAGTCAGTGGACACGCCCAACCGTTTTTTAACTTTTTTCTTCGATTCAATAAGAATTTTGTCGTCTGGTGTGGTTTCCCACATGACGCCAGTAGAATCAGAAAGGATGCGGTCGAGATAGCGGCGTGGAATGTTGTTTGAGATGGCAAAAATCCCATCTTGCGGCTTAATACCACCATCAAGCCAACGCACAGTGTCATTAACTACATCGCGATAAGCCCACCACGCCTGAGCACGCAGATTGTGGAAAGTATCTTCGTTGGATCTCCCGCCGCGATAGCGGGATTTTTTGCGCAATACCTCGCCCTGAGCCACAAACTTACGAAACTCAATGTCAGAGTCTTCATACTTGTTTAGTTCGCCTTTAACACCAGAACCAACGCCTACAGAGTCATAAATCAGTACGGAACAACCTTCTTCTGTCGCCAGCTTTAACGCCTGCTGCGCTAACTGAACAGTGTCACGAGCCTGTAATCGTTCCATACGGTACAAAAAACGCCCGTCAAAGAATGACAATACCGAATCATCATCACCATCATCTGCAACATCGAGCACCGCTGTTTTAACGCCAGTCCGACAGGCTTTCGCCAAATCTGAATCGGGTTTTACAATGAGCCTTTCGAGGTTGCCGCGATTGACTACGGAACCGGGTAAATCACTGACAGGAACACCATTCCAGATATTGTCGTAGCGGTCTGGATAATGTTTGAGGCAATGCAGGCGCTCTTTATCCAGCGTCTCGCCAAAGTGCGGATTGTGATACCAGTTAACCTCTTCAACGAACCATTGTTCACCCGCATTTAAGACAAAACGAACGTAGGTTTCATCCCATGCGTATGCAGGGTTAAAGGTAATCCATAGCTCTGCACCCGGACGGCGCATGGTAGGTGTTAGCGCTTCCCATGCTTCCGGTGAAATTGCATGCGCTTCCTCCACCCAGCAAATGTCCACACCCTCGATAGACTTAATAGAGTCAAGGTTTGACTGAAAGCCTAAAAAGCGGAATTGTGCACCTGATTTGGCCTTGATGCTGTTGTTAGTAACGGTGAAATCTGATTCATAACCGAGGCGGCGTATGGTGTCGCAAAGCAATTGGTGCGCTGATGCGTCGATAGACTTTTGCACACGGCGCAGACAGAGAAAACGCAGGTCATATCTCACTGCCAATTGTATCAATGCCTCTGCCACCATCCATGACTTGCCAGAACCGCGCCCACCGCGCAGATTTTTTACTCGATGGGGTTTAGTTGTCAGGCGGTGCATTATGCGCATCCAGTTAGCCTCTTTTTTTGAAGCACATAGCCATTCATCACGCCGTTCAATATCATTCGTCATCTGTTGCCATTTCCTTATAAATATCAGCCAGCAAATCGCGGGCGGCTCTCTTGCCCTCGTCTGAAATTGGCTTGCTGAGGTCAACTCCCGCCAGCGTGAGGATTCGCGCTGCGAGGTTCGACTTGTCCAACCCCTCAACCTGCCAGCCATGCTTTGTGCGTTTGATATTTTTTATGGCTCTGGTGTCGATTGCCGCCAGACGGCTACGGAACACTTCCGGTTCAAGGCGCAACTTCTCCAGTGCCTGTAACTCCAGCATTACCGCTGTTGAGTCCGGCGCACGAAAACGGGCTGAAAGGTCAATCAATGCCTCCTGTCTTCCAACAATATCTTTAGCAATGATGTGCTTTCGATAAACGCTAACGGCCTGTTGTATCTCGTTGTCTTTAAGCAACTTTTCAGCCTGATAATCATCATTGAAACCTTTGTATTCTCTGTTGCGAGATTTTGCATAGCTGAATCCAGGCGCTTCCCGCTCACTGGCTACCAGCTTTGCAAACACATCATCTCGTTTACTTATTTTTATGGTCACAACGCCCCCTTTGTGAGGCTTGCAGCGTAGCGAGGAAAATGAAGGATCAAAAACAGCGTTACCGCTGGCGTGTAGTACAAATAAAAAAAAGCCACTCCGGGGGCGGAATGGCTCAACATCACAAAGATTAAGGCAATGGCTAAAAGTCAGTTAAACAGGCAGTTCGCTACCTGTCCGTGGCAGATGCCATTATGGTTTTTTGATGAGATAAGACAAAAGGTAGTGCGAGAGGTAACAGCAGATAAAGAAAAGCCGCCCCCGAAGGAGCGGCGTTTAAAGGTGCTCAGGCTGTGGATCGCAGTCAGAAAGGCGGGGTGTTACCCCCGCCCTGATTTAGCGACTCTCCTTAGCTTCGTAGGCAAACTTTGCCGCCACTTGCACACCTCCCTGTCCTATTGACGCTTCGCAAAGCGTCCGGTTTAGAGCGGTATATGCCAGTAGCGCCGCGATATAAATCGCGATGAACAAAAAAACTCCTTTGTAAAACAAAGTTGCCTCCTTAGCGTTGGGGAGGCTATAATCTGATTGCGAAGTCAAGATTAGGAGCCTCATTGGTTAATTGAAAAATTACCTTTGGGGCTTTTATCTATCTGCCGCACGGTAACATGAGACAGATAGCCTCAAGCACCGGGCTGGATTATAACAACAAATTACTTACCAATTAAACAGTTGCTTTGCGCCTCTCAATTTCATCCTTTGCTTTAGCTACTTCATCCTCAGAAAACAACCATTCAGGAAAGCAACACCGACAACTAAACATTTCGTTTATATGGAATGCAATTCCTTCAAGAGCAACGTGTGAAGGATTCACCCACCAGACATTGCTATCAGTTGAAATGCACCTAAGCCGGAAATATTTTACCCCTGCCAAACGAGCATTTTTTCGCTCGCTACGCCAACGATGATTCAATGTTTCCGATGTTGCTTTTATCTGCTGTTCCAGTTGCTTTGTTATTCTGGCTTCACCCTTTGAATTAACTTTGATGACGGCATAGCTTGGCGTTTTCAAGTAGATACCCGTTGTGGCTACAATTCTCGCTTGATTCTAATTTGTAGTTGAAATAAGATCTATACAGGTGCTCAAAACACCTTTGTAAACAGCGGTAAATCACCCCGTTAGCGTGATTTTTTTGTACCCGGAATTTATGCTCTGGTAGCTTCATGCTACATGAGTGCTGAATTATGGGGTGGAGTGCGACGAATAGCAGGCCTCTCCGTCTGTGAATAAGTCCGCCGACTGTTTACGGTTTTGAGCTCCACCCCGCCCATCTCAAAAGTGGGCTTCAGTCTCATAAACAGGAGCAACAACTATGAGTACATTACTCACTATCCCCGATGCCGCCGAACTGCTGGCACACACCCTCGCCGCCCTGAAAGCTGCTGGCTATGCCAGTGCCGCTATGATGCCCGTTCATCGTAACGACTCAAACGAAGTCGAAAAAGCGGAAATGCCAGCCCCTACCGCGCCAGAAGTCTATGTAGCCCCCGGCAAACAGTACGCAAACGCTCAAGAAGCGCTGGCGCACATGGTGCGCGAACTGAAAAACCCGCAACGCGACAACTACAACGAAACGCTGGATTTTACGTTTGCTTCGCTGGCGCAACTGCTGGACTTATTACGCGAGCCTATTTACCAGCATGGCCTGATGCTCAAACAGGAGTTTGAGAAAGGCGATGAACTGCCTTTAGATATGGTGACAACTTTTATCCATATCCCAACCGGTACAGAAGTTTCTTTCCGTCTCCCCGCCTACATCAAAGAAGATAAACGCCTGGACGAATGCCAGCGCGTGGGCGCGTCGTTTAGCTATTTTCGCCGCTATGGTCTGCGTCAGGCTCTGGATATTACTGACGGTGATGACGATATCGACCAGGCTGATTCTAAACGTGAACGCCGGAAGGCTCGCGCACTGAACAGTAGCCGCAAGTGGAAGCCGACCACCAGCGCCCGAACAAAACCAGAATCCATCCTCAATGTGCTCGTTGCATCTGGTGAGTTTTCCGGTAGTGCTGCAATCGCACAGGCTAAAGCCCGTAACCCGTTTCTGCGTACACCGTCTGAACTGGCAGAGGATTTTATTAGCGGCGCAGATCGCATTATGGACGATGAAGGCATAGCGCGTGATACCGTCGCCCGTTTTGGCCTGACAGATACATTCTGGCAGGATTTCTACAGCGGCTATCGTGTTGATGGTGATGAACTGGTAGACGATAAAACCGGGAAACATGTTACTGCTGATGTGGCTATGGCGATTGCTGAATCACTCACGTCATGGGCTGTTTCTGCCGCTGATGCTAACAGTGTTGTTGATACCCGCGATATGGTCAGCGCTGCTACATCACCTTCTTTTGTACCTGACAGACGACCAACCACCCCGGAAGAAGAAGCCTTTATTTCTGCTGTTGGGGCTGGTCATGATGATGAGATAGCGGAAATCGCAGAGCGTCTTTTAGGCGCTGATATCGCTATGGGGCTGGATATCAAAGCCGAACGCAATGACACGCGCTACGCTCGCCGCAACTGGCTCAATGCCTGCAAGGTGTTTTACTCCAATGCGTTGCTTGCCGGGAATGTAAATTTTGATGCGCTTCCCTCCCTGCTGGCACAACCTGAGCCGCAAATTGAAGCACCCGACGAAATGCAACAAAAAGCCGATATAGCGCGTGAAATTGCAGCGGGTAACAGTGATACAGATATCAAACTGCAACAACTCCATGAAATAGCGAAACGCTGCGACACGCACACAGCCAGCTATATAGACACTCTTATTTTGCATGTTGAATGCGACGGGCTAAACACAGAGTTGCCCGTATATATCCCCGAATCAGATTTACCGTACTGATTTACGGGGTGTTCAACATGAAAACTATAGAAGAAAAGTTACAACGTAACTTTGAGCGTCAACGCACGTACCAACAACGCGCCATTGAACGCCAGCGCGAAAAACAGGCTAATCCTGAATGGCGTCAGGCTCAGTATGAAAAACAGCGGGAACGACAATCCCGCCATATTGAACGGGCAAAAAATAAACCGTTTAATCGCGGATTAAAGGGACGAACACCCCGCGCCGCTGAACGGTCATTGATGGATAAAATCGGGGCGCTACCCTGCATTGCGTGTTATGTGCATGGCGTGATTAATGAAGTTGTCAGTTTGCACCATATCAACGGACGAACGATTACCGGCGCTCATGCTTTTGTGTTACCACTGTGCAATCACCATCATCAATATGCAGCACCACCAGTAGTACGCGCTATTTATTCCTGGCTGGTTCCCGTTCATGCAGATGGTAATTGTGGCGGCAAAAGTGCATTTGAGGCTCTCAATGGCTCTCAGGAGCATTTATATAGTCTTTGCCTTGAAATGATAGCCTGAATGCCTGACAGCGCCGCCAGTGCTAATCTGGCGGAGTTACCGCTCAACACCTTCATGTACCTGCATCTCGCGATGTAGAGATAATCGCATCTGACTTAAATTATTGAGGTGCTTATGTCTGAAAATAATTATGCCGCGTTGATGCAAAAAACGTCGCTTCCAGTTTCCACTAATCTACTTGCTCATACTGAGCCTGGAATTTTCCCCGTCGCAGCTGGGAATACCACTGCCCCCGAATCTAAACCCGGATCGCTCATCATTGTATCAGCAGGTTCGACACCTCAATTTTTAAGTGATGATGGTAATCAATACCTAATTTCTAACAACGCATGGTTTAAAGTTATAAAGAGCGCTGGAACTTACATTAATGATTCTGTTGACAAATCCTCTATTGGGGCTCGTGCTGCAACAGGCTTTCAGTTCATGCGAGCACACCAAGCCCCAGACGCACCAGACCAAATTAGTTACTGGCAAATTATCACGCTTACTGAGGTGGTGAGTCCGGCCTCTGTTGTGGATGTACTGGCAATCAGTGGCAATAACGTATTGTTTGGTCACGGCACAGGCGCAGGCATTACCTCATGGCGTCACGTTGCGATGCTGGAAGGTGCTGCCTTTACGGGGGATATCTCTGCTCCCAATATGCGTGGTACTACTACTGTCTCTGTTGGGGATGGTACTGGCGGCATGGCTACAGGTGACGTTGATGGGGCAGGTTTTAACGGTAACAACCTGAATATTAAGTCATGGAATGGTATTGGTTTTCAGAACGCAGCAGACCTTGTTATTCGGGCGTATATCAGCACAAAACTTGGGATTATCGCAGCCAGTGAATCTGTGTATGCAGGTGGCGCTAATCTGTATAAAAACGGTGATGTGTATGGTGACAAATGGAGCACCGGAAATGGTCCTAACTGGCTGAGTTTGTTCCTTGAACATCTTGATTCACAAATCAGAAATGATCTGACGACCTGGACAGCGAATAATTTCCCGACGAAATCTGATGTTTCAGCCGCTCTTTCATTAAAACCAGGGCGTCAGTACATCACTCAGATCGGTGTTTATCAGAATGACAAGTCAAAGCCATTTATGCTTCATGATGATAATTCAGGGATATTTCTTGCGACAACGGACATGCTGTCTGTGTATGCAACACAAAGCTGGGTATTGCAAAACTTCGTACAGAGTATAGACCTTACCGCACCTGCTGAGGTTGCATTTCGGGACGGACAAGGATATCCGCGAGCAACAGATGGTGCGGCCATGTACAACTTTAATATGGTTGGTGGTACCACTAACGTTGGTAATTTTATCATTCGCTACATGCGGAGACTCGTGAATAACGTCTGGTATGTACTTAATTAATTCAACAGGAAATAAACATGCAGAGCTTTGGAAAATTCACTCCTTACACTCCTGAGACAACGGAAAGACCAAGGTCTATAGACGGTGAAAGCGTCATGTTTTTACATGATGAAAAAGGTAATGACTGGTATGACGTCAGAGAACTATTTGACGAATCCACCACATTTAAAATTGGCTATGACGATGATGGGCGCGTAAGAACATTCACAACTAATATTCATGCTTTTTTCCCGGTCAATTTGAGCGTTGTAGAACTTCCGGCTTCAAAAGCTAATCTTGGCGTCACGCTGGGTGATGACTGGTTTTATAAAGACGGGAAATTGCAGCAAATCCGTGACTATCTGGCTAACTCCGAGGCCGAGCGTAACAGCCGCATGAATGAAGCAACAGCGCGCATTAACTGGCTGTCGGCTGCACAGGAAGATGGCGACATCACCGATAAGGAAGAAGCTGAACTAACGGCGCTACGCGCATATCGCACCGCACTACGCCGCCTTGATTTTAGTAATGTAACTGACAAAGAATCATACATCGCGATTAACTGGCCTGAAAAACCGGAATAAACCATAAAGGCCGCACTATGCGGCCTGTTCTTTTTTTGCCCCTTTGTGATGCACTTCCCATAGCGTTATCCCTATCGAGTCGCAGAAATCGCCCAGGTGGTTTAACCCTGACCATTCCCGGATACCTCCCCTTGCCGCTTCCACAAATATTGCCGCATCCACAGAACGATGCAGACCGAATAACCGCCATTTCCCCTTGTCCGTTTTGGTCGCCACTATGCGTGTGAACGTGCCATTTTCGTAAAAGTCGCGGAATGCTGGTTTTTTGCGTGTTGTTACTTTCATAAAAAACAAATCCCCGAAATGTTATTAACAAATCGGGGATATGTTGGCACAAATCGCCGGAATGACTTTTTTATTTCTCAGCGGTCACGATGCCTGAGCAATATCTCGCGCTGATGGTAATGGGTTGCTGTAGACCATGCCGCTGATTAGCGGCGCTGTGTTCATCTGGCTTTCATTCTTCCGCTTAAGCGTAATTGACAATGTGCGGCTTGTTTCCTGACTTGTAAGGGGCTGCGTGGACAGCAAAATCATCGTTAACGGGATGACCACCAGCCCGGATTGTTCCAGAAACCGACGCTTACCGCCCAGCTTGTACTTTGCAGCGATGCCCGTCACGCCAAGATTGAGATAGTTAGCCGGGGCGGTATCCGTTGCCGTTTTTGCGGGGCAGAAGATAACCGCTTTATCGAAGCCTGAAACCGTAAGCTGTAGTGCTGATAAATCTGGTGGTGATGATAACGGGGCGTTTTCGCCGTGGTATATCTCCAAATCGCACACAACGCGCTGTAATGGATTCTGAAACTTTAACGACCATGAACCAGCAAGAAGCCCGCCAAACACATCTATGGTGTGCTGTGGGTACGGTATACAGTTTATTGGCGCACTGCTGCCGCGTATCTCTGCTGGCATAAGCCAGTCAGGTACAACGCTGGAATCGTCAATTGCCGCCCGTTCAAGGTCGGAGATTGCCACCAGTTCTTCCGGTGTTAATGCCATTATTTCCCCTTAGCTGTAAGAAGCTGGTCTATGTGCGCGGCTTTGGCGTACAGGTCATTAAAGATGTAATTTAATTCCGCAAAATCAACGGCATCGCCCTGAATCGGTTCCCCTGACAGGCTGATGTAACACGGTCTGAAACCATCAGCCTGCTTTACAGGTGATGGTTGTTTGACGCTGGCATATTTCGAACCGCGAAAAGGATAGATGCGGCTTATAGTCGCAAAGCTATTCATCACGCATTTACCCTGGCTAATAAATCACGATATTTTTTGTACAGGTCATTGAGAATGAAATTCATTGTTTGTGCGGATACACCATCCCCAAACACCAGATTACCGTTTTCATCAAAATACGTTGGAGCAAAGCCGGTAGCCTGCAATTCTTGTGATGGCTCCTGCTTATTGGGGATATCGGTTCCCCCTTGCCCTTTATAGGTTTTATCTGTTTCCGCCCAGCTATCCATTTTTCACCTTCATTTGTTTGACTGTTACCAGTGTACTGAATGGCGTAATTAGCTCGCCGCCGTTTACCGTCGCAGTACCCTCAATCCGGGTTAACAGCGATTTAATAGCTCTGACTCTGACGCCCTGCGATTCAGTTGCCCGGATCGTTTTTTGTGTTTTCTCGTATCGGATGCCAGCCCATAAGCAAGGAAAAGCATTGCCGGGAAACATTGGCGCATGATGAGTAAGATTCACATTTGGTGGTGTTGCAGCGCTGTAGATATCCCCGCCGAACGTGGCAGATACAAGAGAATCAGAGAGCTCAATATCAGGAGCCATACCACCACACTGCACAAACACAGTACGCAGAGGCACACGATTAAAGGCCGCACCTATTGCGCCAGTGCTTAACCCAACCCGATTTAGTGGTAGCCAGACAAGTTTGTATACCTGCTGCATGTATGCGCCCACTGATGGCCTTGATTGTGTGGAAACGCTCTGTTCGCCTCTGGCTTGTTGCAGCGCATTACGATAATCATCATCGTCGCGCCCTTCTCGCTGAATGCTGTATTGCTCCCCCCATGCGTCTAAAAGCGTTCCCGTTGAATCTGCCAGAGAAAAACCTTTTTTCATGTATTCAATGGCTGCAACCATGCTGCTGTTGCCGGATTTTAGCCCTGCTATTAGGTCTATATTTCGCTGATGGCGTACTTTTGACGTCAGGCGCTCTTTTGCTAACTGCTCAGGGCTTTTGATTACAGGTTCCATCAAACCACCGTTACCGATGTTGAGTCAGTGACCGCAATAATGCCGCTGCCTACAGAAACATGATTATCTGTTGGCGGGGATATAATGCCGATTTTTACTGTTACGTCCGTCAGCGTTGAAAATGCTGTTAACAAACGGGCATATATTTGACCAGCAAATACATCTTTCCCCGGTGTAAGCTGTGAAAAATAGGCCGTTACGGTGTTTTTAGCCACGCTGATATAATCCGCTGGCCTGCCCGTTGTTTCTTTATCCCATATATCGCCTGACACACTGACATAAACAAGTTGAAAGCTCTGGCGGCTGAAATAAACCGTTTCCGTTATCTCTCCATCGGTCGCCGTTGCCGATACATCACCATGAAAACCACATTCAGCGGCGGCGGCATCATAAATAGCCTGAGCTATTTCAGTATCATCACCGCCAGCTACAAAAACCTGAATTGATTTACCGGGTATTCCCTCAGCATTCGTGTTAATTCCCCGATTAACCTCAACAGAAGCATAAGAGACACCGTTGACGGCTAATACTGCATTTTTAACGCCGGGGCGCGATGCGCTAATGTTAATTCGACCTGCTGCCGCTGCCGCCTGTATACGCTCGCGATAGGACTCATCATCTTCAATGAGAAAACCTTTAACACCGTTTGCCAGTACCAGAATGTCATTGTTTGCAACGTAGCCAAACAATACTGCTGGAAACTCGGTATTGCTTTGGTAGTAAGCGGTTGCAGGCATACCAGCCCGGACAATTTCAAACACATCATCAGCAAAGGAAAACGGAATAATTGTTCTGCCATCAGCGGCATAAAGCAGAGTCCCGTATGATGATTGATATGTTGTAAGGGCTGTTTCAGCCGCTGTGATTTGCGTGTACAGGCGGCTGAGTATCGAGTCTGACGTGTCACCAGTCTGAAATTGTGTTGAGTGCGGTTTACCAGAGATATTAATGGTAAATGTGTTTCCGCTGGTGATGGCATCCTGACGGACTTTTAACACAAATCCAGTAGCTGATTTTCCATCTTCTTTTACTTCGTGGTTTATCGCCCACTCGCCAGCGCTACCAGAGATAGTAAACGCATCACCAGCGCTTATGACCTGACCCGGCTGTAAAAGGTAAAGAACATAAGCCAGCGAGCGAGTAAGGCCATAACGATGAAGGTTGAAGCGCTCGCCAAGACCATCTAACTGTGCTCCCTCTGCCATTGAAATGAAAAAGCCGGAAAATACCCAGCCAATCGCTTCAATGATGTTTAAGTCATCTTCCGAAACTATCGCTATTGTTTGCCCGACCAGTGAGTCGCCATCGGGGTTAACATCACCCAATGCGCCCTTTAGCTTTTCGTATTTATCGCCTCTTAGCTCCGGCAATCTGGCACCATGCCAGCCACCATCATTCACTAATTCCACTTGTTACCTCTGTGCTTTCTGAGCCAATGTAGACCGCAAAGCGGATTGTGTAATTACCCTTCACATCATTAATGGCTGTGGTTTTGGCGTCGCTAATTTCCGGGGTGCGTTTAGCCTCAGCATTAATCATATTGGAGACAATCGACGCTGGAAGGCGTGACGCCATTATGCCAGGCACCCACGGCAAACCCTGAGTTTCATCGAGCCACCATTCACCGCGATTTGTCCCGACCCTTATTTCTGCCTGCTGTGCTACACCATCAATGCCACCATCCAGCACAAAATCACCGTTACGAAGAATCACCCCGTTTTCGTCCTGCATAATGTCCAGCATCAGTAATTCATCCCTTCAACGAATGCCAGTTTCGAAACCCATACAAGGCATCGGCTTGAGCCAACGGCCTCAACCCTTTGCACCTGCCCCACGGGAATGAATCTTTTCCCCCTGCACGTAGGCATTACCAGCGTTAATGATTCGCCCGGCTGTGGTCTGTGAGTTGAAAGAAAACAACCTTTCACACCGTGTCGATATTGTGCTGTTGTGATGTTCATTCTGTGTGCATCCACTTTTCAACGTGAACCACCGTTACTGCCGCATCCAGTGACTCAATATCCAACAGGTCATCAAGGTCGAAACCTTCCCCGGCATCGTTCAGCATCTGCGCCATTGCTGCCTGATGTGGTAATTCAAACGGCAAATCGCTGTAAAAAGGCATGAACTGGTCTTTGCATTCGCGGCAGGTCGCCATGACCATATAAAGGGGCGCATTAATCAGGGGGATACACTCGACGCGATCCACAACCAGCCCGGTACGTTCAGTAATGTTGATAATCTCGCCCTTGCTGATGGTTGTGCTGTAGTCACCAGCCATCAGAAAGCCTTTGTTCGAAAGCGCAATTTGCGCCGCACCATCATTCAATTTCATGTCGTTTCCTTATGAAGGCTTGTTAGTCTCTTTGCCCTGGCCATTTGAAATGTGGGTATGGTCTTTACCTGACTTACCGCCGCTGATATGGTCAGCCGCTTCGCTTTTCCCGGTTACTTTGACGTTTCCGCCAAATTCAGCGTTGCCACCGCCTTTAGCGCCCTGACTAATAGCGCCGGAAATCGTTAAATTCCCGTTTATGGTGGTCATGGGGGCTGTCATATCGATGCCGCCCGGTGCGTTAACGGTCATTTTGTTGCCCGTAAAGGCAAAGGTTGCGCCCTGTCCTGTATCACCTTTAATGCTCCCGTCATCCCATTCGATGAAGGCGCTACCACTGAAAACGCGTATTCCGGGGCTATCTGGCATCTGATGAATTGATTTGTCGGAAAAGCCGCACAGGGCAACGGCATTTGAGAAGGTTTTATGGTCTGGTTCGTCACCGTCGCCGTGGGATAGCGCTATCAATAAGCATTCATCACCCGGCAAAACTCGCCCGCTGATGCCAGACTTGCCGCCATCCCAGACAAGAGTAATAAGGCGCACATTTTCAACCACTGGATAATCGACAGGCTCTGGATTGTCGCCAAACGAACGTTTTGGCGTTGGCCTGACGGTTGCGCGGCCTTCACCTACTGAAACAATCACAGCCTCCAGAGCAAAAATTGCTGAGTTAAGCGCCTGCTCTACGATTGCGTTAACCTGACTTCCCGTCCTCATGCAATGATGCCCTCCCATGAGGATGACCATGCCTGACGGTCACGCGTACTGAATCTGTGGGAAATCTTTTTAACAATGATGTTCCAGCCTTCTCCCATAGAAGGCGACGAAAGCTCTACCTGTTCGCCAATCTCAACACCACCACGTAAAAGCGACTCCCAAGTAATGGCCTCAATAACGCCCATCTGACGGCGAGCGCCTTTTGAGTAGTCAACCTGAGAGCCTTTAGGAGGCCACTGGTATGTAGTTATGCTTTTGTCGTGTTTCTTCTGGATTTTGTCTTTTTCTGATGGGTTCTTTTTCTTGGTGCGCTTTGGTGAATGGATCTTTAAAAATGGAGCACCAAGTAATCCCGTTTCAGGTGAAAAAACGGCAGCACCAGTGAGAACAGAATCCCCGGCAGTGACAACTAACGACTGATATTGAAGTGACCATGTGGCATTAACCGGCTTGCATAAGCTGGTTAACACATCGCGGGATAATGCAACGCCGCTGACATTCTTAGGCAATACTAATGTTGCTGCAGTTTTCGAGACCTGACACCCCAGCCCCATATCTGACGCAACCAGCGACACAGCCTCTTTGAGGTTTTGCCCCTTTTTAAAAGTGCGAGATGTGACGCTGGCGCGAAATGGAATAAGCGCCTCATAAACTTTCATTTTCAGACCGTAAACCTCGTTAGGCTTAATGGTTACGGCGCTGATTAGCTCCCCCTGAAACAGGGTGAACATGCCTTCATCTATATAGCCAGCGGCAATGCTGACGGTTGAACCTGCCTGAGCGATTGCATTTTGCGTCTGAGGCGTAAGCCCCCACACGGTCAAGTCAGCTTCGTTTGGCTCTTTTTCATCGTCACGCATAGACGAAAAATCCACATCTACATCCGTAATGTGGATCGTCTCGCCATCTGTGCAATTAACAGTTATCTCGAACTGACGCCCGTAAGCCATAAAAATCACCTCCTTATATAGAAGTGATTTAAAGGCAACGCCTAGGCTAATTACAGAAACGCCGCCAGCGGTAATGCGTCAATATTTGGTGCAAGGTTGAATCTGTGGATAAACAAGACAAAAACCGCCACCTGCACGATTTATGTTAGTGGTCAATATCACTTTGAAGTGGCGAAAATGCTGATTTTTATTGTGGATAACATTTATCGTGCCAGCTTTCATGTTGCTGCTTTGTTTTAAATGTTGTGGCTGATTTATGAACATTTAATTTGTAACAGCCTCGCTATCCTTTAACGGTCAATTATTTACCCGTTCTAGTTGTGAGTCAGAAAGTGATAGATAACGTCCGGTGCTGGTGGAAACAAGCCTGAGCGCGGTTTAATATATTTTCGCCCCCTGCCTCATGCCAGCTTTCCGCTTTTGTGACTAACTCATTATCTCCATGTCAATATGTTAAAACATCTGGTCGGATGAGACTGTAGAAACATTCCCGGGATTTTTTATGGAGATTTCCCATTGGGCGGTTCTATCATTTTGATTTATATGGAATTTAAATAACCCTCTCTTTTCCGGTTTTATTTCAGACAGAAACATTTATTAATGATTATGTGGTTTTTGTCTATTCTCCGCTCAATCTCATCATATTTTTCAGAATGTCCAACCTTATATATCCGTTTGCTTCACATATGTACGCTTATGATTTATATGATGTATTTTGTGGCTTAATCTTTTTGTTTCGTGTTGCTGGCAAATTACAATGTATTGACGACAAAAAACGCACATAAACTGCATCAAAAACAACCAAATTTCGCAATTGATTGTTTTTATTGAGCTAAATAAATTTTCGTCGTTTTTGTCTATAAATTGACTTTAATCACATTACTTTGTTATGTGTTATGGTTCGTAAAAACTTATCCACACAACACATATTTAACTTTGTTGTTAACATTTTTAACCTTGCTTGTGTTTGTATTTTGTTAAGCGTGATTTAACGATTTGTTCACATAAACTTTGACAGGTGTGTTTTTTGCAGACATAAAAAAACCCGGCGAATGCCGGGTGTGTTCTGCTGGCGCTATTTAGACCATGCTACTGAAAGCCGTTTCTACTTCTGCTGCGCTCAACGTTGCTATGTCCCGATAAAGTGCTATTGCTTCCTGAGTCGTTTTGCGACCTCCCATCAGTATCTTTTCACCTTCACGACTAATCATTTCCACTCGATAAATATCAGGTTTCGCTTTTAGGTTTGTACGCAATTGGAGTAATTTAAACAGGCAATATCTCGGATATTTCTTTTGATACATTACGTCATTATCTTTTATTGCTGGCGTTGACATTTCCTACCCCCTGACCTGTAAATATTCTTCTATCGAGTTAGTTAATATTTTTCTCATTGCTGCGAATGGTGGCGACTGTAAATAAATAGATGGTACATCTTTTACAGCGTGGTTAAGTATTAATTCTGTTGCAAGAAAATCCTCGCCACGAACAGCAGCAGAAGTACGGAACAACTTACGCAAATCATGACAACGCCACTTTATACCAGCGCGGGATATAGTCGTTACCAGTGTGTTATATTTTATTTCTGACTCCCCGATTACTGATAACCACTCATCTATCAGTGGAATGTACTTAACTGGAATAGGTAAAAGCAGGTCCGCATGCGTTTTTGTGCAACGGTCTGGAATAAACATCCTGCCACCCGATATAAGAGAGTTGCTGGATAATGAGAGTGTTTCTGATGCCCTTAATCCGAAACATAACATCATACGTGCGGCGGTTCTGTATGGCTCGCGTAGAGATTCTATATCGTGTACAACGGCGGTGTATTCATCAATGCTTACTCGTGCAGGTTTACTTAATGCTCGATGGCGCTTAATTCTCTTGCCAATTGCCCTTGCTGCGGTTCGCATAGCCTCAAGCATTCTTCCCAACGAACCGGGCGCGGCTGGCTTGAATTTGATATCAGCATGAATCACCCAAGCAACAACAGCAGCAACACAATCAATGCGCTGGCGGATAGTGGACGCCGCCAGACCATTATCAATGCATCTGTCGGCATATCTAACCCATGTATCCGGTACGCTGGCGGCGCGAACTCCAAGAGACAGGACAGGCTCAAGCATTCGAACAGCATGACGCTCGTTAATGATGGTTTTTTCGCGCAAACTGACCGCCTGAGCGCGGCGGTCAACCATAATAAGCAAATCACTCAACATTAGTGCTCACCTTTGTTTAAAGCTAGTGCTGATGCGAGCATGGCGGCGCGGCAGGCGTTCCATCCTCTGACCTCTGCGATTGCAGCTACAGCGTCTATTGCATGCATTTTCGACGCTTCTGGCATCGGCTTTTCATCTGGCAATACTGGCTCTGCGTTCCTCGATGCCTGCACCTCATCAATCACCTTCAACATATCAACGAGAATGTAAGCTCTGTTCCCGCCGTTTGAGTACTGGGTATCATGCTGCAGGTGTTCGCGTATCTGGTGCAGGCGATCGAGTGATACAGGACCGTTCGCCGGGTGGTTAGTTGTCATGCCGTAGCCCCTTCTTGATATTTTTCGAACCAGAACACGACTGGCTTTTCCACTGCCTCGATAAGGCCGAAACGCTCTGCCGTGCGGAAGTTCATGCTACTTTTGCGCCCGCGCTCAACCTGAAGAGATACCTGCTTTCTGAACATTTCCAGCGAATAGGACGTTTTCAGCAGGTTGCAGGGTGCACAGGCCGGAAACATGTTTTCCAGCCTCTCTGCCTCTGGTCTGTAGAATTCCCCCGTCGCCTTTAGTTTGAAGATGCCTTTCGCAGCAGCTTTCATACACTGCTCTGATTTGCGCAGCACCGCCTCAACGTGGTCAGCGTGCCAGCCCTTCTCGGGTAATTCACAGCCGCAATAAGCACAACGGCCGCCGAACTTCATGCGCAGTTCTGCGCGTTGTTTTTTAGTCAGTGCCATCTCAATCCCCCTTCACGCCAATGCCAGCAGCGGCTCGTTCTGCGTCTGTCAGCGGCTGCGGTGCGGCGTAGACAATACGGGTTCGGCACCCTAATTCAGTTAGCTTTTCGTAAAGCTCTTTGCTGCAATCGCTCCATCCGACATCTGGGTAATTCTGGTAAATAGGCTCGGCGCTATCAGCCTTGCGGCGTTCCTGTAGCTCTGCTCGCTCTGCATCGTTAAGCGACTGCGGGGCGGCGTAGAGTGGCGTCACTCGCCAATAATCACCATCAGATAGTTGTGATAACGGGTTAGTATCGTGATGTTTTTTGGAATTAATACCGTCCGCATAACAGAAGCCATCTGCACGAAAAGCATAACGCCAGTATGCCACAGGCTCAGCATTAAACGCCGCAATAGCCCCATCAATCACCTTCACAGCATCAGCCATTGCGTAGCCGAGATTACCGCCGTCGCTTTGTGCTGCTGCTTTGCTGAGTATTTCGCTTATCTGGTGCAGGCGCTCGAGTGATACAGGGCCGTGTGCAGGGTGGTTAGTTGTCATGCTGCATGCTCCTGCTTACGGTTAGAGCGACATACCAGCGCCCAAAAGTTCATATCGCAAATCAGTGCCACGCGCATTTCTGCAGTAAAGCGACATCCGAGTTTATTTGACTTGCCGACTGACCGCCGACGCTTGCGCATTATCTTGCGTACGTGCGCGGAATTCACTTCAACCTGACGATGCCTTGAGGCATAAACACCCTTAGCTGGTATCTTCCGAGCTTGTTTCTGGTACGCGGTTAACAGGTCATGTACGTCTGTAAATTTGCTCATCTCTCACTCTCCCTTCACGCCAATGCCAGCGGCGCTCTCAAGTAATTCGTCAGCGGCCTGAATTTCAGGATGTTCGTCGTAATCAGGCAGGTAGCGACGGGCTACAGCTGCAAGGCTGTTTAGCACCTTACGGTGTTTTGCTATGCGCTTCTCTGCGGCATCCAAATCCTCGCCTAACTTCTGCGCCATCTGAAACCAGTTAGCGCGCTGTTCTTCTTTGGTCTCCAGCTCATCCAGCAGCGCCAGCACGTTCTTAGGCTCTTTCACGAACAGTAAATATTCGTGCGAGAGGTCGCCACATTTCATATCGCTAATCCAGCCGTTATCAAACTGCCAGTACGCATCAGCCGAAGATTCAATTTGCTCACGCAGAGCCTGTTTGTTGAGTGCTGTCATTTATCCCCCTTTACCGCCAATGCAGTACGTATCGCATTAGCGATAGCTGCGTAAAACGTTGCATCTTCATAATCTTGCTGACCCGCCCATTCAAAAATAACGGCTGTAAACTTCATGTTGCTGATTACCGTCGATGTTGAATCACTGCGGGCATATAAAGACACCCATACCCCCGGCTTAATAACCTTGCTCTTAACAACACCCAACGCCGGAATTACCCCGCGAATTGCTGACGCATGACGTTTAGCCGTATCCTTGCTCACCCCTTCACGCTCGCTGCGGTCAGCCACCAGCTTTAGAGCTTCTTCGATAAGATCACGCGATAATCTGCGCTCACTTCTTTTGGTCTTAATTTTGTCCATTCAAATCACCTTTATTAATCATCCAGGCTGTTGCATTCGGACTTAAACGAACCTCAGTTACCAATCCACGTGAAGCCATATTTTTTAACTTCTGGCGAATGTCATACTGCAGAATTACCTTGTCAGGGTGTGCGCGGCACACAGCCTCACGAATGAAACTGGTATGCATCTTTTGGTCTTTCAGTGTTGGGCTTGTCCAGCGCTGAAAAACATCAAAAATATCCTTATCCGTAATGATGTAACGGCGCATTGCTACCTCTTTGCCTTTTCTTCAATAATTGGAAAATCAATACCAATACGCAGAGCGGCAGCAGTATTAAAAATCAATCCGATGCGTGGTGTAGCTTCCAGCCCTTCAATGCGGCGTATCGTCGAGCGCATGACGCTAACCAACCCTGCAAATTCCGTTTTATCCATACCTAATTCACGGCGTAAAGCACCGCTAACAAGTAGGTCTGTTAATTGACCTATGGTCATACGGCGCTTTTCTGCCATGACCTTTTTTACTGTTTCATTGGACAT